CCTGGATCGTCGTGACAAACTTATTGACCGCATCCTCGATCGGCGGCAGCACCTCATTGATGATAGCTGTCGTTACACGCTGCTTGAGCTCCTCCGTTACCTTATCGACGTGCAAAGCGTTCACAATACTGTCCCTGATCTCTGTCCACTTGCTCATAATAATGTCCTCCTTTAATCACTAATCCGATGTATCAAACACAAACGCATACCAGAGCGCCATGACTGCCCTCGGGCAGACCGTCGCTCCTCTGCGTTTGTCCCAAACGACAACGATGCGCCGCCCATGCTTGTGCGCCCGCAGCAGCTCTCCCTCTTTTAGCGCATCCATTTCCCACCCCTGCTGCGATTCGGACAGCCATGCGGCAAAATCCTGTACAGCGTCCAGCCGCACGAGGTTTCGCCACTCCGTTTGCTCCGGCGGCTCTCGTGCCGCCTTTTTCGCCCGCCGCTTCACAGGAGCAGCTCGTAGTCCGTCACGCCTCGCGCGATGGCACGGGCGAAATCATCCTGCCGCGTCATCAGGAGTTCCGCGTCCTCGTCGTTGTCGATAAATGCCAGCTCGACAAGGACTGCGGGCATGTCGGTCGCACGCAGCACAATCAGCTCGGGACGCTCCTTGAGTCCCCTGTCCGTCGTGTCGAGGCTATCGACAATCTGGCGCTGGATGCACTCAGCCAGCTGCTCAGCTCTGCCGCCCTCGCTGTGGATCAGCGTCTCCGTGCCGTGCGCCATGCCGTTGGCGGCATTGCAGTGGATGCTCACAAAGATGTCGGCAGGCCACTCGTTGGCGCAATCGCACACGGAGCAATCCTGCCGATCGGCGTAGGTGCTCTCCCAGTTGAGATTGTCGCTTTGCAGCATACGCACCTCGCAGCCTGCCTTTTCGAGATGGCTCTTGACCAGATCGCCGACGACTGCCGCTACTTCGCATTCGCGCAATCCCGTATCTGGATTGACGGCACCGCTGTCGTGTACGAGGTCATGCCCCGGGTTCAAAAATACTTTCATTTTTCATTTCTCCTTTCGGTTTCCTGTTTCTTGTCAGTCGCGACGCCGCTACGCTTGCGGATGAGGTCGACCAATGCTCCTGCTTCCTCGACCCCCGACTCCTGCATATTCTCCAAAATGGATATAAACTCGGTGATCGCCAGATATCCGATGACAACAGTCGTCGCAAAGGCGGGCGCGTGCGAATGCGTGAGCATAAAATCGAGCACGACGGCCGACGCTACAACGCCGACATAGCTCAGTATCTTATGCACAAAGCGCGTCCGCATGGCATCGCTGCGGATGTAGCCATCATGCCTCGCTGCACAGATGCCGCAAAGCTCTTGCCAGAGATTTGGGCTTTGCTCGCCGCGATCGACCAGTCTTTGACGAGAGAGCGCCAGCCACTTGCTAAACAGGTCTGCAAAGACGAGCGCCACGAATGCCGCGAATATTTGCGCGTGCTCATGGATGGCGACCGTCACCGCACACGAGAGGCAGACCTTGAGAATCCACGCCTCTTGTAGTTTCTGAAACACCTGCGTCATAATCTCCACGCTCCTTTGTCTCCTTTCCCATGATATTCCTACAAATACAAGAGCCGCCGTATCACTACAGCGGCTCTTTTTTCTTACGCGCCCTGTGCCGCGTGCTCGACAAGATATGCGGCAACATCGTCCCTGTAAATCTCGGGGACGACCTTCTGCCCCTCCTGCTTGTCCTCCTCGGAGATTGCCCACGTTTTGCGACGTACGAGATACGCGTAGATGGGGATCATATATGCCCACTTCTTCATTTGCTTTCACCTCCCTTCGCTTTGAGCGTTGCTTCGAGAGCTGCGATGCGCTCTGCCTGCGCTGCAAGACGTTCCTCCTGCGCTGCCATGGCTTCGTAGACGGCGAGGCGCTCAGTGTCGACGGGTGGCTCTTGCGGCTCTTCCTCCACAGGTGGCGCGGGCGGCGCGGAGACGGGCTTGCCCGTCTTGGGATCGCGGATGTAGCCCGTGCCGTTGTCGCCTGCGCCGCGGTTGCCGATGTAGTATTGATAGTCTTCATCGCTGATCAGCGTGTAGCCGTCTTTTATGTATACTTGCTGCTCCTCTTCGGTATTGTAGTGAATGCCTTGGACAAGAGTCGTTTCGCGTTTTCCTGCAGCATTAAATTTTACAAGATATTGCATTTTATCACCTATTTCAAATTCCTACAGCCAAAATATTCACCTTATAATATGAACCAAAATTCATCGCTTCGTCCGTCTTGCCTGACCATACTTTTACCCAACTATTTGTGAAGCTATGCACGTGCGTGGAGCATACATCACCTGAATGTGTATTGTTTGTACGGTTGGAAAATACTGCAAAGCATTTGTATGAAAAGGTGATGGGAAATGCAATCCCGTTTGCAGATGGGGTAGCGTTATACAGCCATTGTATGATCAGCCCGTTAGCAAATTTGACCCAGCCGTTTTGCTCAAGATTGCCGTTAACGATGCCTGTTTTCGCGGCACTGATCTGTTCGAGAATCCACTGCAACGATTTATCGCCGACGGTGTTGGCGTTGCCAGCCGTACCACGCAAATCACCTTCAAAGCCAGCATCGCAACGTATTTTTCCAGATGTGTAGATACCTTTGCCGTTATGTGCCCTTATCCACTCGTCGTCTGTCATGTGCCAGCCGCCGCCGTGGTTCTCAAAATAAAAACCGCAATTGCCAAGTGCTCTAAACCAGTCATTGACAAGCACGGACGGAGCGGTAAGTCTCCCCGTCATTGTATCGCCCGACTTGGCGACCTTACCCGCCAGCGCGTTGGTGACAGTCGCCGCAAAGTCGGCATCATTACCAAGCGCTTTTGCAAGCTCCTGGAGCGTGTCGAGCGCACCAGGGGAGCCGTTGATAAGCGCTGCGATAGCCTGTGTGACAAACGCTGTCGTCGCGACCTGCGCGTTGTTTGTGCCGCGTCCTGCGGTCGGTGCCGTCGGCGTGCCGGTGAGTGCAGGCGAGGCAAGAGCCGCTTTGGTGTTGAGCCGTGCGTCGGTTTCAGCTTTGGTGTAGGCGCCCAGTTCGCCAGCAGATACGGCAAGTTGTTTTGCGGTGACGGATTTGTCGGCGAGCTTCGCTGTTGTGACGCTGCCATCGGCGAGCTTCGCCGTCGTCACGCTGCCGTCGGGATGATCGAGCGGCGTTTTCTTGCGGTGATCGTCGAGCAATTTATTGACGTCCTCTTTTGAGTATGCGCCTATATCACCTGCAACGATTCCCCCTTTTCTGAGATGCTTTTTTTCAATCGCCCGCTCGGCAATTTTTGCGCTTGTCACAGCCCCATCTCTAATCTTTGGCGTTGTAACACTGGCATCAGGATGGTCAATCTCGACAGCAGCCTTATGGCTATCCATATCCAGCTTCGTGACGTAAGCGCTATTCTCCGCAACAATTGTCAAATTCATCGCATTGCCGACGATAATGTGCAAGTTGATGATCTTGCTCGAAATCGGACTCTCCTTACCCGGGATATAGTCCGCAAGATTCCCCGCGTTAGTGTAAGCGTAAAGCTGTTCTTCACCGTCATCGATTTTGGCAAAGACGCCAATCTCACGATTAAAAAATCCCTTAGCAAGATTATTGTTATCGAGAACAAAACGCAGGCGCGCCGAACCGTCGCCGTTGTTCAAAAAGTTTTGCAGAGGCAAGCTCATCACACTGTGCACGAGTGCCGTCATATCATCGACGGACTGCTCGTCCAAGAGTCCGTCACCAAGTTCAACCTTTGTGAAAGTGACCTTCTGCTTATTCTGTCCCGCAAGGATGATATTTTTCCCCAGTTGTGTCAACTGGATTTTGGGAAATTGCGCCATGTCACACACTTCCTATCTCTATAATTTCCAATCCATCTACAAATCCGGCAGCGTACAAAGGCGTGTCATCGATTTCATACGATACATCTCCACCGCTTTGTATATCCGTGACCTCATACTCTGTGATATATCCGGCAACGTGGATCTGCGCTTCTCTTTCTATGAGATAATCCAACGCCAAAGCAAGATGTGCAGGTTTATACTCTTCAAGAGCTTCGAGCAATCCCGAATAATCGCTGCTGATTGCAGTACTGATGACCCGAAAAGCATACCGCTCGTTTTGTTCCTCAATCTGCACCTTCGCCCCTTGCGGGAAGTATGCCGAAGCAAGCCGCTCCATAAAAGAGACGGTAGAGATTTGCCTAGCTTGCAGCTTCAGCAGGATGCGCTTACGTCGAGCCTCATACCCGTCTTTGGTGCGAGCCTCCAAAGCAAGCACCTGCTCCCAAGAAGTAAGCCCCCACGTAGCGGTTTCTACAAAAAACTGTTTTACTACATCCTGCAAAAGCATCCGCAAGCGTTCGTGCTCCGCGCTGCAGCTGCTAAGCAGCGCCTTGAAATGCGCATCATGCCGCAGAAACGCAGGCAAATACCGTGAAAGCTCTGCTGGATGCTCACGGAGAAACTGAAAGTTCATGCAATCTCACCTCCTGCACATAAAGCAGTTGATCTTCGCTGACCGACACTCTGTTTTTACCGTTAAGCAAGAGCTCGTCATAGTCTATCACGCTTGGCTGGTTCATCAGCAAATCCCCGACCTGTGCAGACGAGAGATATTTTAAACTCAAGCTCTTTTTCTTCAGGTAGTCGTTAATCGCAGAGATGAGCGCCGCCTCATCGCAACGTCCAGCCACAGCCGCCGTAATCGTCAACGGCTTAGGCGCAGGGCTCATGACGGTCACTGTCGCGCCGATCGGACGGACATCTTCAATATAGCCTCTAACTTTCTCGATCAGCTCTGTCGGAGCCGTTTTCAAATCTGCGTCCAGTATCAAGATCTTCACAGTTCCCGCACCTTTCCAAAGCGGTACGACACGACATGCACCGACCCCCGCGATGCTCATCGCCCAGTTGTGATAGTGGTACTTGTTGCCGCTGGTCGCCGGAGTCCGCACCACACGTAAATAGCGCTCCAAGAGTGCCGCATCGGTTTCTGCGTCGTAACCGCCATGAATTTCCTCTTCGTTGGTTACAGAATTGATGCCGGGGATGCTCATCGGGATTTTTGTGACCGTATTTTTCCCCGTATTGCCGATGTTGCCTGGCAATAGAGCTTCTATATCAAGTACAGCGACCTGCACAACGTCTACCGTGCGCATCGTCTGATAGCGCACCCCCTTCTCTGTTTGAAACAGGCTTCCGGCTACGATGCGCCCCGAGCCTTTTACTCGGACTTTTCCGATCGCCTTTGTCGCTTCTTTTCGCACGACGCCAAATTCAGCGGCACGCTTCGTCAAGTATTCGCCCCAGCTCGTATCAGCGAACGCCGCCTTGTACGCCTCTTCCAACTCGACTTCTACTTTGGCAAACTCCACTGAGTTGGCTGCGAGCATGTCGTACTCAAACGTGCCCTCGATCTTACTCGCAGGCGTGTTGCTCGAATCCTGCATTTCGCGCAGGATGTCCTTCTTTTCGCGTGCTCTATACATCAAGCTTCACCTCCCCGTAAATTGTCGTGAGCGTTATACGGACGTGCACCAGCTCCCCGCGATTTTCCGGCACGAAGGAATATGAATCAATGCTCTTGATGTAGGGATTGACCATCAGGCACTCCGTGATGACGCGCTTGAGTTCGGAATACCGCTCTTCGACGCCCATGACTTTGCCAATAAAAGGCTTCAGCTCGATGCCGTACTGCCACGAATAGACAAGATAAGAAAAGCGCTCTGTCTTGAGCGCTTTGTAAATCCAGACTGCAAGGGCGTCGTTACCCGTCAGCAGAATATGTCGTCCGTTCACGTCGTACAGAAAGCAGTCGCGCCCGAAATCCCATGCGTACTCCTTGAAAAGAGGCAGTTCACTTCCAACGACATCGCGCGTCGAGCCGATAAATGGAAACTCCTTGCTCATAGTTTCACCAGCTTGCTTTCGATGATAAAGAGCTGCCCGCCCTCTTGCGGATAGACGCTCACGAGATCGCCCGGCTTTAAGGTGTCCGTCCACGTCTCGTCATTGTCAATCGGATGGTTATGCGACGCATACTCTGCATAGCCGCCGCCACCGCCTCGAAAGTCCGTCGCGCCGACAATATGGCGCGTATGCCCCGGCAGCCAATACTCATTGAGATAGAGCTTGTCGGGCGTGAGCACGATGTCGTTCCATGCGACGGACAGCGCGGGCGGCGGCGTCAGCACCTTCCCGACGCTCGGCAGGAGCGGCGTATGCTCCTCGGCGATGTCATGCTGAATCGCCAGCATCTTGCTCATCGAGTTCTCCGCGCTCGGTATCACTTCCGCCACGACGCTTCCTCCTCTCCCTCTTCTCCTCTTCCTTCTCCGTCTTCTCCTCATTCATGAGGTTCTCAAACTCAAGTTCGAGCTTCATCTCGTGCTTTCCATCTGTAAATGTATGCGTATCCGCCTTCACCCAGAACTGCCCCTTAAAGAGACTGTCCTTCACCGTGATGGAGTAGGACGACTTCACGCGGTAGTCGCCGAGCGCCGTGATATGCCCCGACCTCTCGGGCTTCTTGAGCATCGCCTCGGCTTCCGTCTGCGTATCCTTGTTCGGATCTTGTTTGTAGACGTCCTGAAACATGGAGTATTTTTTGATGTGCTCATCGTTTCGCACATAATCGACGCGGTTTCCTTCCTCATCGACGACAAGAATCTGGTCGATGAGGTTCTCGATGCTCTCCTTATAGACACTGTCTTCCATGTTGACGGCAGAATCCGCCGTGTACCCTTCGATGAGCGTCCCCTTCTCGATCACGTCTAACTTTGCGCCGTTCATGACAGGATGGTATTTCTTCTCCGTCACCTTCGCAGCCTCGGTGTACGCGCCTTGGATAATCTGATAGCCCGTCTTAGCGTTGGCGATAAAGGAGATCGCCGTGCCCGTCTCAGCGATGTCGCCGACCAACACGCCGAGTTCGGCGCAGACCTGCCGCGTGATATCCTCAGGCGTGATGTTGTCAAACTTGCGCGTCGTCTTGCTCTTTGCCAGCACATAGAGATGGTCAAAGGCCGTGACGCTCACCGATGACTTCGCCCTGTCGCGCTCGATGCCGTAGATATTGCCTTCAAAAACGAGGTTGTCCGCGTCGTCGTAACCGTAGCAAGTGTAGCCGTTGTCCACGTCGATGACGGGGATATTCGCATCGCGGTCGTCCTGGACGAAACTGTATTCCAGCTTCCGCGCGACGTTCAGACGCGATCCCGACCATGTGCACGAGGTCAGAAGATGTGTGATGTCTTTCTGCCCGATCTTGATTTTCATGCCATCCCTCCTACTCCGTGCGGTTCTTGGCAATAGCACCACGCATGTTCTTCAAAGCAAACATTGTGAGAGGACTGCCGCCCCGCGCCAATGTGCGCCACTGCTTAAAATCGCCGTAGGCTTTCTTGCTCGCTTCAAGGATGTCCCGCGCACGCTCAATGGAGTTCGGTCTCGGCGGCGTGCTTTCCACAGGGCGATTCTTCAGCCCCGTGTCCTCGTCAATCTGCTTGTCGTTGTTCGCCATCGGCGTATTGAGGTCTTTCCATTCGATGAGGTCGAGATCAAAGTAGATGTCGCGCGAACCGTCCTGCTCGCGATAGTCGAAGGACTTGATCGCCATCATGAGGTTAAACGGGCTTTCCGTGATAATCACGCGCACGGACTTCTTCGCCTCTTTCCACTTCTCGATTTTCGCGACGCATTCCGACGGCTCGATCTTGTCGCCAACGACAAAAGGATAATCGTGCCTCGGATGCGGAAAAAAGGCAGAAAACGACAAACGCTTGAGCTTCGGATTGCCGAAAAGCTGCGCTTCGCCGAAGTCGATGATATCTACGACGACGTTGTTCTGTTCCGTCTGCACCTTGTATGTACGCGGCGTGACGGGCAGTGTGAACTTTTCCTCGCCCGTCGATAATATGACCTGCCGCTTCGTGCCGCCTCCGCTCCCAAGGAGGTAGCCGCCGAGCGTATTGACGCGATTCCAGAGACTCAGAAAGCTCATGCCAGCGTACCCCCATTCATGTTGACGTGACTTTTAAACATCAGCTGATACAGACGATAAACGATGCGGTCGATATCCGCTTCCTCACGCACCGTGAAAGTGTTGCCTGTGACGGTGACTTGCGGCGCCGCTGTCGATGCGGACGTGCCGCCGCCCATACCATCCTTGAGCATCTTCATTGTCGTCGCGTGCGGATAGACGCGCGAACCCTGCGGCAGGTCGATAATCTCGCCGCCGTGCTCGTTGACTTCCGTCCAGCCGCCACCCCAATACGACGTGCCGATGGCATTGTGCCCAGTTCCGTTGCTCGTTGTAAGCCCCGTAACAGCAGAACCCGCATCGGCAATCTTGTTTTTGAGGTCTATAAGGCCTTGGAACTTCTCCTTGATGGGATTGATGACATTCGCCTCAAACCACGAGGCAACGCCGTTCCAAATGCCTTTGACAAAGGAAAGTGCCTCGTCAAACGCGCTGGTGATGGTCGTCTTTACTGGTTCAACGGCTTGAGAAATCGGCTGCCAGACTGTGGAATTAAACCATTCGGAGGCGGTAGCCCACTGTCCGCAAATCCAATCCCAAGCATCGGTGACGAAATCACGAATGCCAGTCCACGCCCATTCTGCTGTGTTGGCGATCGGTTGCCAAACCGTGGAATCAAACCACGCAGAAGCCTGTTCCCAATAGGGTTTTATAAGCTCCCAGCCAAGGGCGGCGATGCCAACGATCACGTTGATGCCTGTAATAGCGGCATCCGAAATTGGTGTCCATACGGCATCGGTAAACCATCCCGACAAGTCTGCCCACCCTTCTTTGATGCTCTCAACCGCACCATCGAAGTTCTCCACGATACCGCTGCCGAGCATTTCGCCCAGCTCCGAGCCACCCAGTCCACCTGCAATCATGCCAAGAACTCCGCCGATTGCTGCGCCCGGTGCAGCCCCCACGCCGCCGAAGAGCGCCCCAATGGCCGCGCCGCCTGCCGCGCCAGCTTCCGCACCAGCCCACGCACCTGCGAGAGAGCCGACACCAGAGCCTACCGCACCGCCCATGCGGCTCTTGTTGTAGTCCTCGGTTTCTTGTTGGTAGGCCTTGGCTGCGTCTACGGCGGCGAGGTCTTCTTCCGTTGCCGTACCATCGGCCAGCTTATTCTCGTAGTCCTCTTGTGCCGCATCCACGCCGTATGCCGCTTCTGCTGCCGCCTCATCATTTGTGCTGTATGCATCGTAAATGCCGATGCCAGCACCCAAGGCCGCGAGCCAACCGCCACCTTTGATGAATTTACCACCGCTCTTGAGGAGCTTGCCCGCACGCCCACCATTTCCCGCCGCGCCAGCCGCTCCCGACACACCTGCGCCAGCCGCTCCCTTGCCGCCCTTGCTGAGATTGACGCCGCCTCCTGCACCCGCATTGGCGACGCTCGCGGCATGGATGATGACCGTGCCCGCATGGACAGTCATAGTGGACACAGCTGACGCGCCGCCGGGAAGACCCGTCTTGCCTCCGCCCGAAGACGTGAAGAATCCCTTGACGCCGCTATAGGCTTTCTTGCTGAGACTCGTGATTTTATACAAAGCTGCTGCAAGTGCACCGCCCGCAAGGATAGAGCCTACGCCGTCAAGCTCAAGAAACTTGTCCTTGAGCTGCACAACAACATCCATGGCGATTTTGCCCACGTCGCTGATGTCGAAGCCGTCAGAAACGTAGGTCTTAAACTTTGCAACATCGTCACGAACGCCTTGCACAAAAGATCGCAGACCTTCACTGCCCTTGCCTTCCATAAATTCCAACTGAAATGCTTCCCATGTGGACGAAAGAGCTTTCAAATCTCCCTTGAGATTATCATTTACTGTCTTCGCCATATGGTCGGCTGCACCATCTGCATTACCAATGGCTGCCGTCAACTTTTCAAAATCTGCATCAGATGCATTCACCATGGCCAAGAATCCTGACATAGCTTCTTGGCCTGCAATACTGGCGGCCATTTGTGTTTTCTCTGCATCCGTCAGGCCGGCAAACTTCGCTCGCAGTTCCAGCATGGTTTCATTCCAAGGTTTCATAGATCCATCTGCATTTTTTACAGATAACTCAAGTGCCGCCATCGCCTTTGCTGCTTTTTTGGGCGGTGCAACAAGGCGTGTCATGATGGCGCGTAATGATGTACCCGCCTGTTCCGCTTTAATGCCAGCATTTGCCATGAGACCGATGGAAACCCCAACATCTTCAACGGAATACTTCAATGCACCAGCGATCGGTGCAACGTACTTAAATGTATACCCCATCATGCCCACATTGGTATTAGCGTTTGACGCTGCTTGTGCGAGCACATCCGCAAAATGTGCAGAATCTGACGCCTTTAGTCCAAAAGCAGTCAAAGCGTCCGTAACAATATCTGAAACGCTCCCCAAATCTTCACCAGATGCAGCTGCAAGTGACATAATGCCCGATATGCCGCTGAGCATTTCATCCGTTTTCCATCCCGCCATCGCCATATACTCAAGTGCTTGTGCCGATTCCGTCGCAGAAAACTGTGTCGTCGCCCCCATTTCTTTTGCTTTGGCTGTCAAAGATTCAAAATCGCCTTGCGATGCACCAGATATGGCCTGCACTCGCTTCATTTCGGCCTCAAAATCCATGTACGTCTTGACCGTATCATAGATTCCAAAACCGATGCCAGCCGCGCCCGCCATCTGCATGCCCGTACCCATCATCATGCCGCCCGCAACGCCCGATACCGCGCCGCCCGCTTTGCTCGCCAGCCCCGAAAGGCCGCCATTCTGCCGGACGTTGACCGTGACCGTATGAATCTTTCCCGAGATGCTGTTGAGCATGCTGCGAATGCCGCCGATTTTGCCGGAGGCGTTGTCGCGCACGCGAATCGTCGGCGAATAGTCGCCGCGGATGCCGGACAGACTATTTTTCAACCTGTCCGACCTGCCCGCCAGCTCGTTGACCGCCGAACCTGCACGATGCATGTCGCGCTCCAAATTGTTCAGCCCGCCGCCCGCACCTTGTGCCGCGCCCTTGATGCCGTTGAGACTTTCCTGCGCCCTCTTCGTCCTGCCCGTCAGCTCGTCCTTGAGCCGCAGAACGGCGGACAATACATAATCGCTCATCGAAGAGCCAACCCCCTTCCCGCCGCCAGCACCTTCAACTCATCTATGCGGCGCTTCTCTTCAAACGCCATCGCCTCATAGCAAAATATCTTTTCTACTTCAGAGAGCGAAAAGAAATAGTCCAGCCTATGCCCTTTGAGGACAAGGAAGGCGGCAGTACGCGCCTCCCAGTCCTCCTCGATCAGTTTTTTGCGTCTTCATGCAATGCCGCACGAATGTCGCGTCCGTAGCCCGCCAGCTCCATGACCTTGCGCCCAAGCCCCGGAATCTCTCCCGCGTCGAAGAGCTTGCCGATGATGTCCGTCGGCTCAAGGCATCCATAGGCTTCCTGCAGCCCTGCGTCCTTGAGATTCGGCTCGATGATGCAATCCAGAAGCAGCAACTCGTCCGAGCCTTCGAGCTTCATGACTTCCGCCACATAGGAGCGCGTCGGCAGCTTCACAGTCATCTTGCCTGCGCTCGTTTCGATGTCGTACTTCTGCTTCTTGCGCTGCGCCAGCGACTCTTTCTTCTCGATGAGTTCCTTGATTGATACTGCCATTTTCGTATTCCTCCTACAACAAAGCCCGGCAGACTTTCCACCGGGCAAACCCTATTCGCCTGAGCTTCAATCATCCACCGTCTCAATGAAGCTCGCGTCCTCCGGCGTAAAGCCAAACGGAAACTCCTTCTCGACGACTTGCCCCTTCTCAAACGCCATGAGCAGTAACTCGTTAAACCACACATTGTCTATGATGCTGCGCTCCTTCTGCCCCTCGACAGCATCGGGATCGTCGATGAGACCAACGAGAGTTGCACGCGGGTCGTGCCCGTTCTTCCACTCCTCAAGGTAGCGGTTGATGTTGCGGTTGATGACGCTCTTGATCGTGAACGAACCTTCGCCCGTGAGCGAGGTGATCTTGCTGTCCTTGGAGTTACCGATCAGCACATCTTCGCGGTCAGCCGTCACTTTCGCCTCGAACTTCGCGATTTCAAACAGCATTTCGCCATCCCACCATACGCGCCCGTGCGAGCCGTTCCAGCGTCTACGACCGCGATACTTCACGTCCTCTACGTCTCTTGCCATATCCTTTCACCTCCCTCCTCTTACATCGTGAACGTAATGCGCAAGTCTTCCATCGCGTTGACAGGCGTGATGCGCCCCGTGAGAAGCACCTGCGTCCCCGTGTTGTACTCGCGAATCTGCTGCGCCGTCATCTTCGTCACGTCATCGCCGTGCAGGATGGCGTAGTCCTTCTGTGCCGCCTCATCGATGTCGACCGTGTTGATCGCCGTCGGCGAGTTATCCAGCACATTGCCCTTGAGATTGCGGAAGTAGACGAGGATCGCCGCGATGAAAAGCATCTTGTGGTTGTAGTCGTTGATGACCTTGCCCACATACGAGTTTTTGAACGTGTCGCGGATGTCGTCCGTGATCATGTCCACCGCCTCAATGATCTTGATGTAGCGGAAATCCTGTCCGACGTCCGTTGTGAACGTATGAAGCGAATTGCACGCACGCGCAATCTTGACGCCGTTTCCGTCCATCTCGTCGATAAGGCAAAGCTGCCCCTTGCTGATGCAGTCGTCGATGTCCTCGTAAACCTCGCAGTCGTGCACCTCAGTCAGCTCGTAGTACGTCGCCGAGCGATCAAGGGCAAGACCCGCAAGGATGCCCATGATACGCGCCGTGTACTCCGTCGAGGTGTAGGTGAGGTATTCGGCGATTGAGCTACTCACCTTCTTGCGGTCGCCGCCTGCCGCTTGCAGTGCATCCGTGTAGGCGGGATTCACGCAGCGGATGTTGTCCGTCGTGAAATTGATGACGCCCTTGTCGTCCGCGTCGAAATTCGCTACGACCGCCTTGAACGTCTTGCGTTTGATATTGCGCTCCTTCTTGACCCAAGTCGCAAGGTCTTCCTGATCTTGCGCTGTGCCTGTTGGATGGCAGATATAGTTCCACTTGATATTGTGGAGATTCTTCAACACGTCCGCCTGATTGAGCAGCGTCCCTTCCCCCGGCACAACGTCCGTCGTCGGAAGCGTGTAGACCAAGATGCGCAACGGCACACCCAACAACGCTTTCTTGATGAGCGCCACATTCTTTTCGGTCAGCCCCTCATCGGGAATGTCCGTGCTGTCCGAAATCTTGTAAAACTTCGATACGTTCGTCGATTCATTGTTCAGGATCATCACGCCGATGCCACGCGCACTGCGGGCAATGGCAGTCGTCGACTTCGTACGAAAGTCGATGATGACCTGCGGCAGACCGAACTTTTCTGCCTCGTTTGGCATATGTCATTCCTCCTCTTCGATTTCTCTTTGTCCGTTGATAGAAAGCTCCTCCATCAGACCTACAGGCTCTTCGGGCATCGCGTCCGCAAAGTCAAGTGCGAAGCTGTAATGCAGCACCTCATCGACAATGCGGCTCGATGTCTCCTGCACGGTGATATGGCGGTCGCCAATCGCCAACACGGGCAAGAGCGCCGCGTCGAGCGTGTCGACCGCCTCGTAGAGCTTGGCGCGATCGATACGCCCGCGAGCGTCGGGCGGCAGAACCAGCTCCATCATGACATCTATCTCGCGCTCGTAAATCACGCGATCAACCACATGCTTTTTAGGAGCAAGCTCGACGTGAAAGTATCCCTTGTCGGCGCTCGCGTTGTTCGTAAAATAGACCGCATACGGAAAATGCTGTTTCAACAAAGCCGAAAGCGCACTGCGAATCTCAACGGCGGCCATCATTGGAACATCGCCTCCAAGATTGCTTTTGCGTTCTCGCGGAACATCGCTTTTTGCTGAAGCACCGATTTTCGGAGCATCTTCACGCCAGGGACGGTCTTGCCCGTATATACCTTCTTGCCCTTGGCCATGTGGACGATACGGTGCCCATACTCGACATGCGCCGCGTACTTCGTGTTGTTGTAAACGCCGATCGCGCCGTTCTCCGACTGCGTCCTCGCCCAACCGCTGCGCAAGGCGCTCGTGTCGACAGGCGTATTGCCGCGCACCGTCCCCAGCAGGAGTTCCGCCTGCTGTTTCAAGAAACGATCTGCCGCCCCGCGATACCGCCGTTCCGCCTCAGCGAGCTTTCTTTCCAGCTCGTCTAAACCTTCAATCACTACGCCCATTGCCGACCTCCCCTCTCTTCCTCAGCGCGATTTCTTGATGCGTTGGATACGGAAAGCTCACGCCCGCAAAAAACTCCATGCGCCGCCCGTGCCGCAAGACAATGATGCGGTCATTCTCGCGGATGTCAATGACAGGGTCGCAGCAGAGTCTAAGGTCGATAAAGACGCTCGTCGCCCGCTCCGTCTTGGCCGTCGTCAGTTCCTTGCCAAACTGCGACAGCTTGCAGGGGAGCGCGGCATAGACAGGCGTTTCCTCCTCGGCATAGTCGTCCGAGCCGTCTTCCGCCTGCACCTTCTTGAGGCGATACACGTCCGCCCTGTCATGGTACATCAGACGATGCAGCACACCTTTAAGACTCATGCCCAACTCACCACCTTGCGGTAGAGGTTCAGCTTCGGCTTGAGCGTCGCAAAATCGAGATCGGCAAGGCATCCCGTCGGATCAACGTTCGATACGGCAAACTGAAATTCTGTATCATCCATCTTGACGCTCGCAAGCGGCGCGTTGGACGGTACGCCAAGCTCACTGCCTGCGGACGCATCCTCATCCGCGAACCGTTTGCGGATGAGGTCAACCGCCGAATAAATGAGCGCATCGGGAAAATCGGCGCGATGACAATAGCCCAAGATGTCCGCGACAAGCTTCTCGACGTAGAACGCGAGCAGACCCTCGTCAAGCGTCCTCTTGCTTTCCAGCAGGCGCACCTTCGTCGTGATCTCCCGAATCGCCTCCTGCTTTTCCACCGCGTGCGCCCCCTTTCGTGCTACTCTTTCCTCCATCGTTCTTATCGTCGCTCCGATCGGGGTCGGGAGGCTTCTCCCCCGTCGGGCGGAAGCCCTGCGTCTTATAGATGACCTCGTAGGCGGTTTCCGTCGCCGAGATCACCCGCCCGTCCTTCTCATACTCCTGAAACTCCATCGTGCTGCCTCCTTACGCCTTCGGCTTGAGCACCGCGAAAGCCGTCTCCTTGACGGGCAGGAAGCCGAGGCGCATCGTCGCCTTGATCGCCACCATGTCGTTTTCTGCGAGAGACAGCGGCTTGCCGTCACCCATCTGCACCGACTGAAGCGTAGCTTCCTTGAGCGTCTCATACTGAATCTGATCGCGAATGCCGATGATCGAATACTTCCAGTCGCCCGCAATCGCACGCGCCTTCGTCTTGTCCCATGCGCCGTTACGCGCAAACTCGATCGGCTGCGAATAGAGCGTGCTCGAATCGACGCCCGTGACAAAGAGCTGGTTGCCGTTCGCATCGCGCAGCTTGCGGAGACTGTTCTTGAGATCGTAACCCGCGACAAAGCCGTTGACGTCAAGGCCGCCGTTCTCGACGAGCGCCATCACGTCTGAAATGTCGAGGTCGAGCTTCGGGTTCGTCTCCTCGGCAATGACGCGCCCGCCCGTCGAAGCTACGCCGAAGATATTCTTTGCAAACGGGCTGTTCGTGCCGAAGAGGCACGCCGCGTCAATCGCCTTGTAAAACGCCTCGGCGATGTACGGGCGAATCTCTGCAAACACGTTGGTCGTCGTGTCTTCGAGCTTCTCCTTGCTGCACGGAACGATGACGCCAATCTTCTTGGCGACAAGCTCCGGGAAGATCCATGTCGCAACCGAAGTCTTGATGCGCTCCGTCTCACCGACCCAGTACGCGCCGGGCCCTTCCGTCATCACAGGAAACTTCTGCGTCTCCGACTTCATCGGCTGCACCGTCGAAAGGCGCATGACCGAAGAGCCGCGCACCACGTCCGCGATGATCTCCGATGCCGTCGGCGTAGGCACAAATCCCTGCAAATTCTCCTTCAAATACGTCGTATCTGCCATTTCGTATGTCCTCCTTCTTATCTCTTGACCTGATTCTTGTAGATGGCGTCAAAGAAGCCGTTCGTCACGCCTGCATTGCCCGCAGCCCCCGACGCGCTTCCGGCACTTGCTCCAGCCGTCGGCGCCTTGCCCTTGAGTTTCTCATTCACGCCCGCCTCGACCGCCTTCTTGAACTCCTTCTCGAAAGCCGTGATGCGCGAAAGCGTGCTTTCGTTGTCCTCTGCGATGAGGTAGTCCATAAACTGCACGGGAATCTTGCGGTCGGCGAGCACTTTGACCATCTCAAGCTTGAGTTCTTTCCTCTTCAACTCGGCTTCCTTCGCCTCAAGCTCCTTGCGACTGTTTTCCAGCTCTGCCGCCTTGCGCTCGTCCTCGGAGAGCTTCGAGAGGCGTTCCTTCTCTTTCTGCGCCGCTGCGGCTTTCTTCTGATAGTCCTTCTCCCACTTCGCCTTGGCAGCAGCAACAGCGGCGTCAATCTTTGCCTGCGTATCTTCCGGATTGTCCTGCGCAGATTCGTCCGTCGGCTTGTTCTCACCGCCTCCCGCGTCAGTCGCACCTGCAGGATTGCCCTCCGTGCCGCCCGTACTCCCTTCGCTGCTGCCTTCGCCGCCAGCGAAGAGCTGCAAGTCGAAATCAAACATATCTTCTGCCATGTTCGTCCTCCTTCGTCATCATTTTTCATCCTCGGTCGACGCTCATTTGCGCCGGAGATCGTATGCCGCACATAATCGCGCCTCCTATCCTTGCAAAAACTCCATCAGCTGCGGATTCACTCGCACAAGATTCACAAAACCCGCCGCAAGCTCCGAAACAAGCTCTTCATCCCCCGCGTGCTCAGTCAAGCCACGTTCAAAGAGAATCGCATGAACTATCTCGTGCATGAGCAATTTCGCCTTGTTGCCCTCGCCGATATTTCCGCCTTCCAACATCTTGATCTGCGCTGTGTTGTACTCCACCATGGCGTTGCACTCGCGCCCCTCAAGAATCAGCGGCTCTTTGACGCGTAGAATCGCATATCGTACTGCGTCAATCATTACACTTTCAGGCATGGCGCCACCTCCTAAAAATGGGCATAAGAAAAGCACCTTGCAGAATACGCAAAGTGCTTTTTCCTATGCAGTTAAATCCTCGGCGTTATGTCCTTGATGCCTTTCAGCAGCCGATATGCTTTCTTCATCGTCGTGTTCTCCTCAAGGTATTCCATGCCGCGAAGCGTGATGGACGGGTTTATCGGCTTGAAGTCATACGCATTGCCGCCCAAGGGAATCGGCTCGATGCCGTCGATGTAGCCCGCCTCGTAGAGCATAAGCATGATATGCGTGAACCGCTTCTCCGTGACCTTGAAATGTTCTGCCGAGAGCTTCGACCAGTCGGGGTCGTCATGGTCGAGGTACTTGTCCAAAAGCGTGAGTATCTGGTAGATCAGCTTGAAGTTTGCCATGATGCCACCTTCTCAAAACTCAGAATACTAGTGATTCCCAAATTTCTTTTGGAACTTGTTTTGCTGGCTTTCCTCGCTTGATTAAATAACGCAGATACCGAGTTGCGACTTTATAGTTCCAAGGAATCGTCTCAAGCGGCTCTAGCAGAATAACCCTGTCGAGCGAATCCGCCCCGAAATTTTCCAAATATGTCTTTTCGGCTGAATCATACTCTGCTTTAGCATTCCTAACCTGTGGCGAGTCAAGCGCATATTCTTTACGGTCTGACTTCATTCTTTTCACTCCTTAGACAACGGCTATCATGCCTAGAATAAGTCGTAAAAACTCGGCATCGTCCGTAATCCGCTTATACTCATAGACTCCATATGCATTAACAGACTTACAGAACGTACTATTACTGAAAACACCTTCTAACCCCATACTTAACACCTCAGACGCATCTTGATATTCTTTCCCGATGTATGGATCAATAAAGTCATCTTTCCTAGTGACTTCATTGGGTCTATAATTCCATCCCGGAAAAATTTGAGAGAGCTTTGTTGGCGTTTCCCCTGCCGTGCGTGCCGCAATAAACTCTTTCGATATGCGCAGTGCATTCGGGTTCAAATGCTCCACCATATGCCCGATTTCATGCCACGGCGTCGATTTTCGCAGCTCGTTCATGGCAATCGTAAAATAATCGGTTGTATAATTCGGCAGGCTCGTGACGTATTTCCGTCCAAGATCTTTTACAGCCCCAGCTTCAGAGAAATATCCGCGCTTCTCCTTTCTTGTATAGAGCTTCCGCCCCGTTGCAGAGAAATAGTCTACCCACACCTTTGGATAGTGGGCAAACGCCTCGGCGAGCATCTGCTTGTTGACCTTGGAACTGCCCTTTGCCCACTGGTCTGTACGCAATGCACCGCCCATCTCTCTATAGTTGGCAAATATCGCCCGAAGTTCATCCGGTTTGCCGATTGCACCGAGCACGTCATGCTCTGCACAAATGGCTTCGCCAATATTCACCACATCTTGAACCGAGCACGTATCAAGCTGTATCGCAGCAATCTGCTGTTTAATCGCTTCCTTTGCGTTAATTGTACCACTTTGCACGACGGCATTCAATGCTCCTGCCGCATTTGTCGCTGCTCCCGCCGTATTTGTCGCTTGCGAAGCGACGTTCTTCCTCAGCCACTGTGATACCGTCTGCTTTTTGTCGATGTAAACACTTTTCCATTCCTCATACCGCATACCCGCAGGTACGAAAACATTCTTCCCGCGCTCATCTCGTGCGATACGCGTCCCCTTGCGCGGGTTATGCTCGGCATACAGACTGCCCGAAATGATGCTCCTGCACCTCGGATGCAGCGGCGGCATGTTCGTGCCCGGCTCGGCATCGTCCACCGCGAACACCTCGCCGTCCTTACTCCTGCATATAGGCGTCGTGCGATTGTCGAGCGTCGCAATAAAACGGTAGTATGTCATTCCCGCATCCTTGATGGAGTCGAGCGCCGCCTGATTCTGCACGTAGTTCAGTTCCGTGCGCACAAGCCGTGTTGCATCGCTCGTACCGACGCCCATGCGTTCCCTTACATCGCGTACCATGTCGCTCACGGGTACGCCCCGATGAGCGGCGGCAACGATGCTCTTCTGGATCGTCTCGCCGAGCTTCGCATTATTGTGCCAGATACGCTCCGAATAGTTCTTACCGCTCCACGGTGTACGCAACACAGCCTCAATGCGCTTGCCGCCCACAACGCCCGCCGCACTCCGAAGCCCTCGCGTCTTGCCGATCTCGTAAAGCCCGCGATAATAAAAGTCCTTGTACGCCGACGGCAGAAAACGGCTCATCGCGCGTTCCGTCTTTTCCGATAGTCGGATCATTTCCTTGATGGTTTCCGAGCGCAGCGCGTCAAGTCGCGTGATACGGCTGCGCATCGCGAGCGTATTCAGCTCGCGCAGAAGCTCCTTGTCGCCCGTCGCGTTGATTTTCGCGACGTACTCCTGCAAGTCCATGCGCCACACGCGGTACTCGCCGCCCATGAGGAGACGTTGCGCAGCTGCCATGTCAAGACCGTTGTCCGTTGCGAACCGCTGATAGAGCGTCCGGATGTCTTTCTCGATGTGCGCGAGCGACTGCTCATAGTATGCTTTCAACTCGCGCTCAATCTCTTGGCGGCTCTTCCTGTTCCATTCTTTTTCCAGTTCCCTTTGACGCTTCTGCCAATACGTTTCCGTCGGCCTCGCCTTCTTCGTCATGGCCTGCGCCTCCCGTCAGTTCGTCGTAGTCGTCCGCGCCATCCTGCTCTTGCTCTCTTTTCAGCTCCTCAAGCTCTTCGGCGGGATCGGTCACAAAAGGCAAGAGCGACAAAAGACGCTTCTGCGACACAAGGCCGTAAAGCGTCTTTACAATGTCCGCCTGTTCTTGATTATTGGCGGGAATGTTCGCCGTGAACGTGATCTCAATATCGCGAAAGTCAATGTCCACCTTGCTCTTCATCTTGAGCATCCCTGCGATCAGCTCGATGCGCCTCTGCAAACCCTTTTTGAAGCATCGCTCCTTGCGGCTGCGTATCTGTTCCAAGCCGATGAGCTTGTACTTGATGGCGACACCTGATGCATTGCCCGCGAAAGCGTCATCGCTCATGTCGGGAATGGAGCTGAACTTGTGTATGTCATTCTGCAGCCGCGTCTTGATGTTCTCAATGTAGGTGTCATTGAGATTCTTGATGAGCCATTCCGCGCCGCCCTCCGCATCGATGCTGATGACCTTGTTGCGCCGAAGTTCCACCACGTCCTCGGCTGTCGTTCCGCCCATGCCCTTGAGAATGAGATAAGCGTCCGTAAAGTCTTCCATATCGTCGAGCGTCAAGCTCTGCGCCTTGTTGTAGGCATCCACGAGTGTCATGACACCCTCAAAGTCGCCGCGCCGCGCCTCGTTATTCGGGTACTCGATGACGGGAACGCCGTCGAAGTAGTGCGGACGAAGTTCGCCGCGGCGCGTAATCTTGCCCGCGTCGTAGTCGTAGCTCGTGACTGTCTGCGCGTCGTACACGTCAACGTAATCGCGGTAGCTTGAGCCGTCCAGCCCCAAGACACGATAACGACGGATGGCAGCGACGAGGTTCTCTTCCAGCGTCGAATCCGTGACAAGGATCATCTGCTCGGCAGGAATCGAGCAAAAACGAATTTCGGCATCCGCATCGAGATAAAGCACCTCGTATGCCGCCCCCGTGACGCTCGACTCTCCCGCAAGCTGTAGATTGCCCTCCGCCTCGTCGTTGTAGCGGAACACGTCCTGCAAAGCCTTGACCGCCTCCGTATCGCCCGAAATGGACGAGTAGGCGACAGGCTGCCCCATGAAAAATCCCGTGCTCATGTTGGCGATGTACTCGCAGTAGTTCGCAACGATGCGATTGTTCGGCGCATTGTTGGAGCGTTGCGCCTTGCCCAAGATGTCATGATTGCCCGCATAGTAGTCCTTCAATCGCAGAACACGCGGCAGAAAACTTTTCTTGTGCCAGAGGAGCACGTCCATGATGTCCTGTTCTTCCAGCGCATTTTTCGTCGTCTGCACCCTCATAACCCGAAAGCCTCCTTCGTGAACTTATGTTTAATGTCAACCACGTCATAATCATCCAGCCCGTACCACAAGCTTGAGAATGTGTGCGCATCCCGATTGAACTCATCCGGAATGATCTCGCCGTCACGGTCGGTCGCATACGTCAGGTCTTGCAACTCCTCGATACAATGCACGCACGCATCCGAACAGATGATGCGGCGAAACCGCTTGAGCTTGCGCGTGTTGTCAAGGCGCGAGTGGCGACTGCCGCCGTTGCTCTTCTTTGTCGCGACCATGTTGAACCCGCGCTTTTGATAATAGCGGATAGCCTTCGGCTCTGCCGAATCCGCCTTGATGCACTCGCGCGTCCGCACGAACTCTTCCAGTGCATCCGCTGTCTCATCGTCCGTCATGTGGTTGCGATAATACTCCCAGTAGATGTACAGCCACTTACGCTCATGGTCGATCGCCATGCGGACGACGGCATTGTACGATGTTTCAAAGCCGAAATCCATGCCGACGCGCAGGTATTTCCTCGGTATTTCCTCGACTACCGCCATAACCTCATTATGCGGCATGATTTCAAACTGCGGCAGGACGAGCTTGCCGTTCACGCCGAACTGCCCGAGACGGGCGATGCGGTAAAGATCAGCGTCGTACCCCTGCATCTCGTCGAGCTGCGCGATGTAATCCTGCGGCAAAAAGAGATTGTCGTCGGCAACGGAATGATGATAGTAGATGTTCCCGTCACGCATGACGCGCCGACGGTAGAAATCTTTGTCGTCCAGCCCCCGGCGCTCAAAGAAGTGCTGATACGTCCAGTTCGACCGTGCCACGGGATTGGTCGTCAAGATGATATGCAGCGGCAGAGTCGGATGACGCAAACGCCCAAGAAGCTCTTTAAATCCCGCATACTTGAGTTCACTGCACTCCTCTACCCAGATGAGGCTTATATTGTTGATGGACTTGAGCTTTGCCGGCTTGTCCATGCCCTTAAACACAATTTTGCTGCCGTTTCGGAAGCGCATCTGCATCGGCGAGGCATTGAAAGCGATCATGGCGTCCAGCCCCATATCCTCGACGATCTCCCGAAACAGTGAGAAGCAGCTATCGCGGATAGTATCGTACACCTCGCGCACCACAAGTGCCGTCCTGCGCTCGCCGAGGAGCTTTAAGACGATTTTGAGCGCGACATGATACGACTTCGACGAGCCATAACCGCCGACGAGAAAATACAGCTTGCTGTCCCAGTCAAAAAGAAAATCCTCAAAGTGAGGATTGACCTCCTTCGCTATGTTCATCGCCCTGCACCTCCTTCGCTTTTACGGTGACGTTGAGCGTCGTATCAAACTGCCCGCTGTCAAGCGCTTGCTCCTTCATCTTCAGCTCACGCTCCTTGAGCCGCACGTCTGGCGTTTCGCCGAGCACGTCAAGGAGAAGCTTCGCCATCTGGCTGTTGCCCCTACAGGCATTACGGATAATGCTGCCAAGCACGGCATCGCTGACAGTCAGCTCCGCATCGCCGAGTTTCGCCGCCTTCATGATCGCGGCCTGCATGTCGGGGTGCAGTTCCTTGAGCTGCATCGCCATCGCCTCTTTGAGCGCGGTTCTGAGCGCTTTCTTTCGACGGCGAGATTTGCCGCTCGCAATGCCGCCTTTTTGTGTAATTTCTCTTTGTTCGCTCTTTGTTCGTTGATTTAGCGGATTCAAATTCTCCTCGTTCGCCATGCTACATGCTCACCACCGTCCTTGCTTATTTTCGTGTACACAAAAAGGCAGCTGCTCGAAAATACCGAACAACTGCCTTTTCCTTATTCTGCTTCTTCTAACTCGCGATGCACCTTCTCAATGCCACGCGCTATGACATTCGCCCGCGTCGTCCCCATGCGCTCGGCGCATTCATTCAGCAACGCAAGCTCTTTGTCAGATAATCTCACGTTGATCTGCCCCGTGCGCGGGTTCGTCGTCGGTCTGCCCA